AACCAACAAAGTTCTTGTTGACGTTCAGTAGAATTACTACGACACAATATTTTTGCCAATCAGTTAATGTACCAAGCATCTCTTTAGGTGAAGTACAAAGAGATACGCCGTTTTTAGACTTGTATTCTCCTGGAACAAAACTAACATACGATCCATTGGATATTTCTTTCATAATAGATGAAGAATTGCAATCTTGGAAAAATTTATATGATTGGTTCATTTCAATTGCCGATCCGGATGGTTTCGGTGGAAGAATGCCAAATCGTGAGTTGCAACAACAGAAACAGTTTTCGGATGCAACACTAACTATTTTAAGTGCTTTGAATAATCCAATTTTAAGAATTGAATTTACAAACGTTTTTCCCTTAACAATGTCGAATATCAATTTTGATACCAGACTATCTGCGGATACTATAGTAACTTGTGATGCAACTTTTAGGTATCAATCATATAAGTACTTGACAATTTAATAGATATCCTTTATAATGTTTTGAAACGATTAAATGAGCGTAAGCTCTTGATTTATAAAGTAAAAATGAAATTTGTGAAACGATTATGGAAACACTTGAACAAATATTAAAACTGTGGGAATCGGATGCTGTCATTGACCAGACCGAACCCAGCAAAGAACTAATCAGAATACCTACAATTCATAGTAAGTATCTTGGCATTCTCACCAAACACAAAATAGCTTCCAAGAAGGCACACTTTGATTATCTACGTATGCGTAAGATCAAGTGGGAATACTTCACTGGTAAATTATCTCAAGAGGAACTGGAACAATACGGTTGGGAACCATTTCAGTTTGCTTTGAAATCGGATATTACCACATATCTTGAAGCAGACAAAGACTTGATCAAGTTACTTGAAAAGAAAGTATACCATGATGAAACGGTTTCTGTTGTTGAATCTATCATGTCAGAACTGAAACAAAGAACATGGCAATTGAGATCATTCATTGACTATGAAAAATTCATAGGAGGGGCATAACTTAGCAACTACAACATTTCATTTGTATAAATAGTTGTATGTATAAATTATATTGGATAAAATACCCAGAACACCAAAACCCTCTTTTAGAGGGGTATATTGGTATTACTTCTCAAACCATAAAAAAAAGGTTTAATGACCACAAACACAACAACAAAAACAAACATTTAAAAAACAGATGTCGGCAAGAAAATGTTGAGATTATTTGTTTAAAAGATAATTTAAAAAAAGAAGAAGCTAAATTACTAGAAAAACAATATAGACCACTAGAAAATATTGGTTGGAATATCAACAAAGGTGGCGATTTACCACCTTCTAGAAAAGGTAAAATTAGTCCAAAATCCTTACTTAAAGGTGAAGAAAGAACCGAAAATCAAAAACAAGGTTCAAAAAAAAGATCAGAAAAAATAAAAGGAAATAATTTTTCCAGTCAAAGAAAAAACAAAGTTGATTATAGTAAATTATGTGAAAATTGCAAAACAATATTTAATCCTGGTTATGAACGTAAAAGAAAATATTGTTGTATTAAATGTGCAGTGGAAACAAGAAATAAAAGTCAAGAATATAAAAATAAATTGGCAGAAAAAACAAAACAAAATTGGAAAAATCCTGAATATAAAATGAGAATAAGTGATTTAATAAAGAAAAGTTTAAATGAGTGATTTAATAATTTCCAAATTCGATGAAGTCTTTGCTAAAGTAGAATGTGAAAAATACATAGCAAAAGAACTACACGAATATTTTTCCTTTTTTGTTCCCGGTTATCAATTTGTTCCAGCATTCAGAAATAAAATATGGAATGGAAAAATATATCTCTTTCATTTAAACACAAGTCAAATATATCTTGGGTTGATACCTTACCTAAAAGAGTTCTGTGAAGAACGCAGTTACAAATACGAATTTGAAGAAACTCAAGATGAATATTCGATATATCATTTCGAAAAATTTGTTAAAACTCTGAATCTACATTCACAAGGTCGACCAATTGAAGTCAGAGAACACCAGAGAAATGCATTTATTCACGCAATGCAACATAGAAGAGCTCTGTTGTTATCACCCACTGCTTCTGGAAAATCACTCATAATTTATTTGTTGATACGACAATTGTTTGATTATCAGAATCTTAAAGGTCTTATTATTGTACCAACAACATCACTGGTTGAACAGTTGTATTCAGACTTTCAAGACTATTCTTCCGAAAACGGTTTTAATGTTGAACAACATGTACACAGAATTTATCAAGGCAAAGACAAACATACAGATAAGAAGTTAACCATTTCCACATGGCAATCACTGTATCAGTTGCCAAAAGATTACTTTGAACAGTTCGATTACATCATTGGAGATGAAGCACACCTATTCAAAGCACAGTCATTGACAACCATTATGACTGCCGCAAACAAAACAAAGTATCGTATTGGATTAACTGGTACACTAGACGGAACAAAAACTCATAAGTTGGTTCTGGAAGGTTTGTTTGGTACTGTTGAAAAGGTAATCACAACTAAAGAATTGATCGACAAAAAACAGTTGTCACCTTTCAACATCAAATGTCTGGTACTCAAACATTCACCAGAGGTATGCGATAAACATAAAGATGATTCTTATCAAGAAGAAATAGAATATCTGATAACATCTGAAAACAGAAATAGATTTATTAGAAACTTGGCTATCAGTTTAGATAAAAATACCCTTGTGCTTTACCAAATGGTTGAAAAACATGGTAAAATATTGTATAATATTATTAAAGAAAAAGCAAACGGCCGCAAAGTATTTTTTGTACACGGCGGAGTAGAAACGGAAGACCGCGAGAATATTCGTAAAATTATGGAGACAGAGAATGATGCTATTGTTGTGGCTTCTTTTGGGACTTTTTCTACTGGAATTAACATTAGGAATTTGCATAATATTATATTCGCATCTCCGTCAAAGTCAAGAGTTCGAAATCTTCAATCTATTGGACGATCTCTTAGACAGTCGGAGGGAAAAGAAATGGCGACACTCTATGACATTGCAGACGACCTCAGACACAAAAAGAAAATGAACTTTACGTTGCAACATTTCGTGGAAAGAGTGAAAATATATAATGAAGAGAAGTTCTCTTTCAAACTTTATAACATAGGATTAAAAGATGGAAAATAACATTCACATTGTCAGATTTAAAGATGGTACTGATGTTATTTGCGTTATGGAAGAACTCGATTCATTCCAAATTAAAATTACTAACCCTATGATGTTTGAGGTTAGGAATTCAAACTTGCTTTTACAACATTGGTTACCTGTAGACATTATGAAAAGTGATTCAGTAGCAATTAACAATGAAGATGTTCTTTGTGTTTTTGAACCAACCGATGAATTTACAGAATACTATCTGAATACTGTGGTTAAGATGGCAGAAATTCTAAGAAATAGATCCAAAGTAAAAGAAGAGGATCTTAATATGATGGAAGTCTTAAAAGAAATGGAATCAATTAAAGGTAATTTATTACATTAATATCATCGGGGCTACACCGTGAAATGTATCACATGTCAAGCCCTTTGTCAACAACTTTTTATGGTACACTTGAATGAGTAAACAAAAACACTACATTAATAATGAAGATTTCCTAAAGGCTTTGATTGCCTACAAAGAATTATGCGTAGAAGCCACACAGTCAGGTAAAACAAAACCCAACATACCAAACTATATCGGTGAATGTTGGATGAAAATTGCCGAAGGACTCTCACACAAACCAAACTTCATCAACTATACTTACCGAGATGAAATGATTTCGGATGGCATTGAGAACTGCCTGATGTACTTTGAGAACTTTGATCCGAATAAATCCAAAAACCCATTTGCTTACTTTACTCAAATCATCTACTATGCTTTCCTTAGGAGAATTCAAAAGGAAAAGAAACAGTTGTATGTGAAGTACAAAGCAACCGAACAAATTGGTGTTTTGGATGAATTTGAAAATATGGAGTTTGAAGACGGTACAAGCAAACAGTTTGAACTGTATGACAATATTGCCGAGTTTATTGAGAACTATGAAGTTGCCAAAAAGACCAAAAAAGAATTAAAGTCGGTAAAGAAACCCAAAGGTATTGAAAAATTTATGGAGTAATTATGAAAGTAGGATTTACATGTTCATGTTTTGATCTGTTTCATGCAGGTCACGTAATGATGTTGAAAGAAGCAAAAACCAAATGTGATTATTTGATTGTTGGTCTGCAAACTGATCCGACAATAGACAGAGAATGGAAAAACAAACCTGTTCAATCGGTACTAGAAAGATTCATTCAGCTGGACTCCTGCAAATACGTGGATCAAATTGTACCATATGCCACAGAAAAAGAACTGAAAGACATATTGACATCCTATCCAATTGATGTTAGAATCATTGGAGAAGAGTATCGTGATAAACAGTTTACTGGTCACGATCTATCAATGGAAGTCTATTTCAATAGTAGACAACACAGTTTTTCAACAACCGAATTACGCCAACGGGTAACAGAGTCCAAAAAATAAATGAAAATTGCCATCATAACCGATCAACACTTTGGTGCAAGAAATGACTCAGTTCATTTTCTGGACTTCTATGAGAAGTTCTACAGAGATACTTTCTTTCCAAAATTAAAAGAAGAAAAGATTCAAGCTGTATTGATTCTCGGTGATACCTTTGATCGTAGAAAATATATCAACTTCTACTCACTGAAACGTGCCAAAGAAATGTTCTTTGAACCATTGGCACAACTCGGTGTTGATGTACATATGTTGGCTGGCAATCATGATACGTATTTTAAAAATACCAATGATGTAAATTCTGTAAACCTTTTACTTGGTGAATATGCATCTTCATTCAATATCATAGATCATCCGTCAGAAATCTATGTGGGTCCACATAAAATCTGTATGGTGCCTTGGATCTGTGCAGAAAATTATGAAGACTCAATGAAGATGTTACAAGAAACTGATGCAAAATATTGCATGGGTCATTTTGAAATTTCCGGTTTTGCCATGTATCGCGGTATGCCATCTGAAGGAGGATTGGATCGTGGTATTTTTAGAAAGTTTTCTCATACTTTTTCTGGTCACTATCACCATAGGTCCACTTCTGATGATATCCACTATGTTGGAAATCCATACGAGCTCACATGGCAAGATTATAATGATGCTCGCGGTTTTCATATCTTTGATCTGGATAGTGATCGACTTGATTTTGTAAAAAATCCTAATGTCATTTTCCATAAAATCAAATACGATGACAAAGAGGAATCCATTACAGATATTACCAATAAAGATTTGAGTGTTTATACTGGTACATATGTTAAAGTGGTTGTAATAAACAAAACAAATCCATACTTGTTTGACAAGTTTATGAATAGTCTGTATAATGTTAATCCAGTTGATATCACCATTGCAGAAGACTTCACGGAATTAACTGAAGGTATCGATGAAAAAATGGTTGATCAAGCAGAAGACACATTGACAATACTAAACAAATATGTGGACTCAATCAAAGAAGATAGTATAGATAATACTGTACTAAAAAATTTATTGAAAGAACTCTACGTAGAGGCATTGAATACTGAACAAGCATGATATTATTTCGAAAGATTCGTTGGAAAAACCTGTTATCAACGGGTAATGTATTCACTGAGATTGATTTTACCAAATCACAAAATACATTAATCATTGGGCAAAATGGTGCAGGCAAATCCACCATTCTAGATGCTTTGTGTTTTGGTTTGTTCGGCAAACCATTTCGTAAAATTAATAAACCACAATTACTAAACTCTATCAACTCGCGTGATGCGATAGTTGAAGTTGAATTTACCATTGGTAAAAAATCATATAAAGTTATTCGTGGCATCAAACCTAGTGTGTTTGAAATCTACGTTAACGATGTGTTGCTGAACCAGGATGCAGCTGCAAAAGACTATCAAGAGATACTAGAGAAGAACATTCTCAAACTAAACTATAAGTCCTTCACGCAGGTTGTTATTCTTGGTTCAGCATCCTTTATTCCTTTTATGCAATTGACCGCGGCAGACCGCAGAACAATCATTGAGGATCTATTAGACATTCAAATCTTTTCTTCTATGAATTCTGTTGTTAAAGAAAAGGTAGCTTAAATCAAAGATGAAATTACCAAAGTAAAATATGATATCACTTTGGTAGAAGAGAAAATCAAATTACAGAAACAAAACATCGAAGACAATAAAATACGCAACGATGTGGAAATTGAAAACAAAAGAAAAGAAATTGAAACGTCACAGAATCAAATAACCAAAATCACAAAAGATATTGGTTTAATACAGAAACATGTCGCAGTTTTAACATCA